GCTGTATCAATGTTTACACCTTTTTCTAATAGATAGCGTTTAAACTCTGTATCAAACTCTTCTACAATTAAGTTTTGCAGACGTTCACAATAGGTATTAAATCGTAGTTCTTGAATGTATGCTGTTCCCACACGCCCGTCATTATATTGTGAAGCTGAATCATCTGCTCCAGTTGGTAAGTACGAACTTGGAATACGAAGACCGCGCACTAGTTTGTTTGTGAAATAACGCAAGTCATCAATCTCACCAAGGTTTGTACCGCCTGGCAGTGTTTCAACTTTTGATCCTCTACCTTCTGCTGTTTGAGGGAAGAAGTAGTCTTCGTTGATTGACAGAGGATTGTAACTAGAGTCTATGACATTCTGACCGCCTCCTGTCGCCGATGGGATACGTCTTTGGTGTATTTCCGTTTTAACACGCTCTACAAATTGCATAGCAAGGTGTGATGGCATGTTACCCACATCAACGTAGAACACTCTGCGCTCTGGCGCACGTTGTACACGATAGATAATAATAGCATCTTCGAGTAATTCTTTTTGTTTGTATACTTTAAAAATAGTTTCAAGTAATGAGTTACCAAACGGATAGTTATTGTCTAGTCCTTCTGATAAACTTAAATGTATAACGTGATCAGCATCAACAGTAAACTCACTATCATCAGTACTAAAACGACTTCCGCTCATACTAGACTGTGGGCCTACCATACCTTTGGCTCCGCCACCGCCTACTGTGCTTGAACTACTGTACTGGCCGCCGCCTGCAGGACTCATATTGCCGTTATTTACATATGGAGTTGTTGCAATACCGTCTTTAAAATTAAAGTTTACATTTCTAATAACATATTGCTCAGGAATTTTACCTTCGCTTTCATTAACAATGATGCGTGTTACGTTTGCAGGATCAACATGAAACCACTTTTTAGTTTCTGGATCACGTAGGAAAAATTGATCTCCCATTTTAAATACATTGCGCAATGTTCTAAACATTTTTGTTTCAAACTGCTGTAACTTACACCACTGCTGCAAATATTGACCAATAATATTAATTTCTGAATTAGTAGCTTTTTTACCACGATAGTCTACAATAAATGGAGTATTGTTTTGTGCATTTTTTTGTGTACAAAATTCTGCAAGTATGTCAAGTGCAGCATTAACTTCACTGTCTTGATCCATCGTATTGTATTGACCGTAACGTTCAACTCTATTAGGCGAACCTACATATACATCAGGGAGATATGAACTATAGTTAGAACGAGCAGGACCTGCCATGTTACCGTTTCCACGACTTGTGAACGGTGAGTAACTACCGTTTTGATTATCACCTGTCGGTACTGGTGTAAAGTATTTTTTCCACGACATTTATTTTTGCTCCTTATCTTGCGACATTGCTTACGCCGCCTTGTGCAAGATTGCTTCCGATTATATTTCTTGTATTTCTTTCAACATCTTCGTCAAGGTCTCGTATTTCGTTTAGAACTAATAATACTTGATTCATAATATTATTTAACTGATCACCACCTACTCCGCCCCCAGAGCCGGTTGTGTTCATTTGTGACATTACGGATCCAGCATTTTCTCCAGTGCCAGAAGTAAACATGCCATTATTATCTTTTCCTAGTTCTTCATTTAAATCACCAAGAACTTCTACTAAACGTTCCATAGCATTAGTATAGCTTATAATGCCAGTTGTGTCAAGTCTTTCTACACTAAATCCATTTAATGATGATGTCATAGCATTAATTGCTTCAGCATTAGCAGTAACACCTTCTGAACTTATATCAGCATCGCCAAATGCTTTTACAGAATCCCACGGCATTACTGAATCGCCTGCAAACCAACCTGCAATTGCTCCAAGAACGCCGCCTGAACGTTCAGCATCTATAGTCGGCATATTTTGCATTGCTGCTGCAAATGCACTTACTGCTCCTGCATTATTAGTAATACCTGCTGTATTAAGTTGTAATTCTCCAAATGCTTTCATCGGAGCAAAAGGATCTGTTTCGCCACCTAACAATCCGATTATAGCATCCTTAGCTGCTGTAAATACACTTGCTGACGGACTAGTAGGGAAGTCTTTCATCGCTTCTGCATATGCTGCAACTGCTCCGGCGTTTGCAATAATACCAGCAGTATTAAATTCATATTCGCCGAACCTTTTCATTTTGTCTAGAGGATCTTCTGCGCCAAACAATCCTGCTATTGCTCCGCCTATGGCTCCGACTGCTGCACCTATGCCGCTTAACCCATCTGCTGCTCCTAGTGCTGCCATGCCCCTACTATAAGAAACTATTGCAGTAGCATTATTTTCAATTCTTGCAGCATCAAAATTGTATTCTTGGAACTTTTTAATTTTTTCTAACGGATCTTCTGCGCCAAATAATCCAGCAATGCCGTTAGTTACTGATCCAACTAAATTACCTAAACCTGCAACTGCTGAACCAGCTCCAAATGCTGCCATGCCCAGTGCAACCGCGCCCATACCTTTACCAGCATCAATCAATGCTGCGCCATCTAACTCTTCAAAGCTTTTTAATCCTTCTGCCATAGTAGGTAGTGATTTTCCTACCATCCATGTTGCACCAGCAATTGCTCCGCCTATTAGTACTATTGATGCAGCAAGTCCTGCTGCGCCAAGTGCTACTGCTGGATTAGCAAATGCCATAATGCCGCCGGCAAGTCCTTTGAGTATTCCTCCAAGTCCTTTACCAATACCACTGCCTATGTTGCCTATTGCATTGCCAGCACCTCTACCTGCATTAGCTCGGCCTCGAGGAGAACTTCCAGTACTACTCTCGCCGCCGCCTCCACTGAACATACCGCTTATTCTAGCGCCGATTCCTCTAGTAAGTGCGCCGGCGGCAGCTTTAGATGCAAATAATACTCCAATGCCACCAACTAATGCAGCAATTACACCAGCGTTATTCCATAATCCCGATAACCCATCTGTAAGAACACCTGTTATTGCACTAAACCATTCACCGTTTGCAACTTTAGCAGAAAATTCAGTAAGACTAGTAGCAATACCAGTAAGAAGTGGAGCCATTGCTGAAAGTCCTGCGCCGATGGCATCTAATATACCACTTGCAACAAAAGCTCTATGCATTGCAGCACTTACTTCTCTTTGATTTTGTTCAAAAGTTAACATTGCTCTTGTAGATTCGTCTTGTGCTGCTCTTTGCGTTGCTTGCTGCGCTTGAGCTGCTGCCATATCACGATTGCCTAGATTGATCATTTGAGCAGCGCCATCTAAGTAGTCTGCCATAGGATCGCCGGCTTCTCTTAACTGTCGAATTATCGCAACTCGTCCAGCAGCATCTGCTCCTGCAAATCGTTCTAGTTCGCCGCCGGCTGTTGCAAATGCATCTAATAGAACTTGTGGATTTGCACCCTGTCCAACTTGCATCATTGCAGCATGAACAGTATCGCCACTGTCGCCTAACATAGCCATAAATCTACCAGCTGCTGGAGTTAGATTTTCAGTTAACATTCCTTTGAGTGCTTCAGCAGATGCTCCGCCAACTTCATCAAGTAGTGCCAAACTGCTTGAAAGATTTCTGTATTCCTCAGACCCTTCATCAAATTGATTTAACAGTGTACGTGCAACTGAATCAGCAGCTTGTTGATCTAGAGCAGCTTGTGCTTGCTCTCTAGTCTTGCCAGTAACTCTAGCAAGCAAATCAATTTGTCTTAGATAGTCTGCACTACCGGCTGCAAGTTCAGAAGTACTTCGACCTTGTAGTCTTCCCATTCTACCTTGCAGTTCGATATAGTCTGCCATACCTTCGTTGACTTCTCCAACACTAAATCCCATTTCCATAAGATTTCGGAAGTCACCAGTAGACTTTATGTTTTTATTCATACTTGCAAAACGTGCAGCACCTTCTTCGACAGTTCCGCCTAGAGCAGCAAGTGCAGGTGCTTGAGCAGTAAACAACTCAGTCATTTCACTCAAGCTTATTTCCATGCCAGCAGCAGCATTACGCATATTAGTTATTGAGCCGCCGAAGGCTGCGCCGCTTGCAGTTAAACTTCTAAATGAGTCAATAGACTCATCTGCAATTCCGCCAAGTCCGCCTAATAATTTTCCTACTACTGGTAATTGAGAAGCAAACCCTTCAATGCTGGTATTATTATTCCAAAATGCACTGCCAAGATTCATTGCACTTTGATAAAGTGAACCTAATCCTTTAGCTACAGCGCCGCCTAACGAGCGAGCAAACTTATTTGTTTCTTGAGTTGCTTCTTTAGTTGCAGTAGTCTGTTCTTCTGTCGCGCCTGTTTGTTCTTTTGTAGCTTTGCTAGATTTTTCAACTTCTTGATTATATAACTTTTGTAATTTTGCAGCTTGGCTCTTTGAATCAATGCCCATTTTCTTAGCCATTGCTTCAATACTGGTCACAAGACGTTGCAGAGTTACTTCACTAGCTACACCGTNACCGCCAACATTACTAATTTGTACTTCTTCAGCCACTATTAAAATCCTAAGTTATATGCGCATATAAATAAAGTAGATACATACTTATACATTGTATTTATACGGAGAACAGAATGTCAGAATTTGATCCAGCTAAGTTTAATAGTAATATTGAACAAAACCCTTTAAAGAAGTATTTTAGACAACCTAAAGTCTTTATCACTCTTCCTAGCAAGGGAAAATTTTATCCAGAAGGTTCTATTGAGATTCCAGAAAATAAGGAATTTCCAGTTTTTGCCATGACAGCTAAAGACGAACTAACAATGAAAACCCCTGATGCATTGCTTAACGGTGCAGCAACGGTTGAAGTTATTAAGAGCTGTGTTCCAAATATTAAAAATCCATGGCATATGCCAAGTATTGATCTAGATGCAATACTAATTGCAATACGAATTGCAACATACGGTGATAAGATGGAAATTACTACTAAGGTTCCGAATATTGGCGAAGACAGAGTGTTTGATATAGATCTAAGACAATTACTTAACAAATTAGTATCAAAAGATTATAATAATAAATTTTCAATGAACGATATGTCTATAGTAACT